ATGTTTTTAGAGATTGAACAATTACGGAAAAGTTATGGAACGGGTGAAAACAAAGTGGAGGTTTTAAAAGGGATACAGCTTGGTGTGGAGAAAGGGAAAATCTGCGTACTGCTGGGACCTTCCGGTTCAGGAAAATCTACACTGCTTAATATCGTAGGAGGCATTGACACGGCAGATTCCGGCAGTGTTACCGTAGCAGGCGAGGTTATGCAGAGCATGAACGACAGGCAGCTGACAGAATACAGAAGAAAGCATTTAGGCTATGTATTTCAGGCATATAATCTTATCGGAAATCTGACGGTACGTGAGAATATCGAAGTCGGCGCATATTTAAGCAGCCGGCCGTTAGATATTGATGAACTGCTTGATGTGCTGGGACTGACAGAACATCAGAACAAAATTCCGAGCCAGTTGTCCGGCGGTCAGCAGCAGCGGACGGCAATCGGCAGGGCAATCGTGAAAAATCCGGATATTCTGCTCTGCGACGAGCCGACGGGGGATGCGTAGTTAGTACACATAAAGCTATAAAAAAATAATATCAATTTTACCGTCTTCATGAATCACAATTTTATCAATAAAAGACTTCCAGAAAGCGTTCTTTTCATTGTTGTTAAAACTGGTATACACAGCCGACCAATCACCGGATAACAATTCTTGCACCTTTTTATAGTCGTTTGCAGGGGCAAAAGGAATGCTTTTTAATTCGTTCAACTGCTTGTTAAAGGAATCATATTCACTTTTGTATGCTTCCTTATCAATTAAATCATCCATAAATAAATCATATAACTTTTTGAGTTTGCGCTCAATTTTGGCAATCTCCGCGGCGGTATTCTTTTTCTTTGCACTGGCAGCAGCAACGGCATATTCTGCAATGTAGCAGGAGAAAGCAGAGCATACATTACTAATCATGTATTGTTCTAACATTTCTTCGGAATACATTTTAGAGTGTGGACACGAATGTGATGATGCGTGCATATTACAGCGATATCTTTTATACATCTTTTCTTTCCCACCTGACAAAGTGTGATAAGTAGCAACACCGGTCATATAATGTTCGCAAGAAGCACATACAAGCAAACCACAAAAAACATACGTTTGCCGGGAACGTCGCACGCGCACATTGCGGATTGCAAGATTTTGGATTCTGTCAAAACGCGCCGGGTCAATCAGCGGCTCGCAAAAATCCGGGTCATCGCGGTAAAATCCTTTGTACAATGGATTTTTTAAACTACGAACAATCGTATCATAGCACAGGTACATATTGTATTTGTCCATTAAAAAAAGCAGCGTATCCCTTTTGCTACAACAGCTTTCAAAATGGTCGAACATATCTAATGCCCATTGCTTCCATTCCGGGTCGTGTACAACGTGCTTTTCTGCATCGAGCATTAAGCCACGCGGAAGCGCACCGGATATAAAAGTCTTGTTTTTAAGCTTATAAGCAAATACGTCTTTGATTCGGTCACTGTCGCGGTCACATTCGTCCTGTGCCACGGACAGACGTATATTAATGTGTAAACGTCCGTTGGTTGTAGTAGTGTCGTAGTTTTCCGTCACGGCTTTCCATTGCACGTGGTTGGCATCCAAAATTTCTTGAATTTTATGATAATCACCGATGTTACGAAACCATCTATCAAGCTTCGTGAAAATAATTAAATCGAAGTTATGCGACCGGACACCGTCCAAAAGACGTACAAATTCTTTACGCTTTGTATATTTCTTTCGCGCTGTCATCGCTTCATCGACAAACGTATCCACCAATACCATTTTGTTGGCAGCGATAAATTCATCTAAAATTAAGTTCTGCGCTTCCAGTGTATCACCGTGCAAAACCTGTCCTTCGTGACTGCATCGAATGTATTTAACAACGCGTACACCTACTAAATCGGGGTTGAAATTAAAATAAGACATAAAAAATACTCCCTTCCATATTGCAGAAGTACCGACTTTATGATAAAATAGAAATACAGTTTATACAGGAATCGGTCTTCTTAAATAAGCTGATTGGGGTTGCTTGCAGGGCAGCCCCTTTTTTAATGCTACAAAATAATAAAAATTAATAAAAATGCCACCATATGCACATAATACCAACATGAAGATACTAACATGGCAGGCACGAACCAAACAAAAATTAACATTGACACAGCTGGAGAAAATGACAGGGATTAGCAAGACGACATTGAATTATATCGAAAACGGTATAACATCGCCGACTCTACGGCAGCTGGAAGCAATAGCAATTGCTTTAAATGTCAAGATTACGGATTTATTTGATTCTGAATATAAATAATATGTAAATAAACATATTATACAGAAATCCCACACTGACAGCAATAGCACGCCTTAATATTTCCGCAAATGCGGAAATATGCGGCAAAAGTATTTACTTTCCATAAAATCCCTGTTACCTTTTTCATAGAAAGGGGGAGGGCATATGGTTCATAAGATAGTAACACTTCTGAACAGGATGTCAGAGGGGCAGTTAAAACGCGTATACAGATTTGCGAAATATGTATACATACACAAGTAACAAAAGGGAAGCGGGTTTATTCCTGCTTCCCTTTTGTTACTGCTTATTGACCTTTATTATATAGCATATTTAAAAAGTCCTTTTCGTTAAATATTTTAATATCCGCACCGCTCGCAATTAATTCACTTGCTCGGCGCTCTTTTGTACTATGCCCGGCTTCACCAACAACATTAGAATCTTGCACACCAATAAATAAATAGTCAGTTTTTTTATTAACTCCACTTTTAACAAAACCACCGGCATCAATTACTTTTTGTGCCGCGGCATTTCGTGTCATTGTAGAAAATTCGCCGGTAAAAACGACATTTTTACCATATAGCGGATTGCTTTCATTAACAGCACAGTCAGCCGCTTTAATATCTTTTTCGTTATAATCCATATAATGAGGGCGGTTAAATCGCAACATTGGTTTTAATTCAGAAAACTGGTGCATAGTTCTGGTACGATAAGTAAAACAGTAAGTGTGTAACGAATGTCTGTTCGTCATTCGCACAGCCGCAATGCAAATTTTAGCGCAAACAACAGCATCACAAAGTGCATTATGGTGTTCTTCTAATGGAACATTAAAATATTGCGCCCGCGCTTCAAGAGAACCAGAAATGTTCTTGTCACTGATTTGCCGGTTGGTAATTGCTATGCTGTCTATATAAGTGAAATCCGGTGGAACGATTGAGTATGTATCAAAACAAGCTTTTAATACAGACATATCAAAGCGGGCATTGTGTGCAACTATGATGGCACTGCCGTCAAACAGATATGCAATTTGATTCCATATAGAATCGAATTGCGGGGCATTTTTCGTATCCTCCGAAGTAAGCCCATGAATTTCGGTGTTGTACGGTGAATATTCATTGCCGGGCGGCTGAATTAAAAAATAATCTTTTTGAACAATTTCAAAATTGTCCACACATACGATACCGACAGCACACGCGCTATTCATTTCGGGTGTTGCCGTTTCAAAGTCAATTGCTACAAAGTCATAATGCATATTAAATCCTCCCTGTTTAAAATATTTAAACAATTCCCGATTTGATTATATCATGAAAATTGGATATGATGACATAAAAAACTGAATAAGGGGATTTTTGTATTAAAATGTAGAAAAATGTAAAATAACCCGCGTTTGTTATGAAAAAAAACAGCAATAAAAGCAAAAAGCCGGGAACACTCTAATAAGAGGAGCACCCGGCTTTTATTACTCTGCCTTTGTCCAACCTTGCTTGTGCAACAATTCTGTTGTTCTTTCCTTTAAAAGCTGTCGGAAATCTTCCGGCAATGATACATACATTTCAATAATTGCCTTTTCGGAATCGCTCAAATTGTATTGCGCGCACAGTTCATCAATAACTGTCTGCGGCAAATCGTCAAACATTTCACCATCGCCACATGTTAAATAATCGTAATTTACGTTATATTCGCGGCAAATCGAAATAGTCATCTGTTCGGTCAAGTTGTTTATGCCTTTTTCAATTCGGGAAATAGTTGTTTTTGTAACCCCCAATTTTTCGCCGAATTTTTCAAGGGTCAAGTCTAATGACTTGCGAATCTCTTTCACACGCTCACCTTGTGTCATTTATATAATCACCTCTTTTCGTATTAATTCATTATTAATATAACATGCACAAAATAGCCAGTCAACAAAAAAGTAACTATACGCAACAAAAAAGTGTTGACAAAGTAACTATAAACAACTATAATGTAACTGTAAGCAACAGAGAGCAACAAAACGGAGAGGAGAAAAAACATGAGGAAATTTGAAAAAGGTAAAAGATACGGTGAAAACGCAGTTAAATATGAAATCGTAAAAAGAACAAAAAAAACAGTTACATACGTAACTGTAAAACATGCAGGAAAGCCCAATGAAAGACGGAGCGAAGCAAAGACAGCAAAGCTTTGCAACTGGGACGGCAGAGAGGTGTTCATCGCAGGAAGTCAGACAGTAGAAGCATAAAAGACCGGGGCGCAAGCCCCGGAAGATATAAATAAACTCATTTTAGAAAGGAAAGGAAGTGAAAAGAGTATGGAAGGAAAACTGGACGTAAAAAAGAAAGATGTAAAAGAATTTGTACAGCTGGTAACACAGCTGACAAAAGAGAACCAGGAAGCGGTAAAAAACGTCATGATTGGCATGACGATGGCGCAGGATTTAACACTTAATAAGCCGGCATAAAAGTTTTCAAGAGAAAAGAGGGTGAATCCGATGACATTTGAGGAATTTAGAAAAGAATATTCCGGTTTTGACTGGGATAACGGAGAAATAGTTTTTACATTTAAAGACAATATAAAAGTAATAATATGGAGTGAAAAAAATAACCCGTATCGAACTATAGCACGAAAATATTTTAAGTATTATGTAGTAGCAAACTGGGCATATACGCAAAATGTAATGGTAGTAGTGCTGCACAAAAATGAAAGGAAGGAAAAAATGACAAAGCAGGAAAAGGAAGCAAAAAGAATAATTCTCTTAAACCGTATTTTTGATGAGGAAAAGAGAAGAACAAAGATAGAGCAGGACGCGGAAAGGTTGCACATCGCAGGACATCCGGATAGGGCAGCTAAAGTGCTTAATGAACTTGATGACAGCATTATTATCGAGTTGAGAGAGAGATTGAAAAAACTTGATGAAGAACCGGTAAAGAATGATGAAGAACCGGCAGCAGAAGCCGAGGGAGTAGACCCGGAAACAAGGGCGAGAATCCTTAGATTCTGCGAAAAGGACCCGCACATAACACATGGGAATCTTATTTTTGAACAGGACGTAAAAGCAAGAGAAATGACAAAAAAGGCAATAACAACCCTATTTGAAATGGAGCCGCTTACAGTAGAGAAAGCAGTATTAATCTTAGAAGATGCAGCGGACATCTTAAAAGAAGCCGCCGCAAAAAGAACATTTTAAAAAAGTGATGTGCTTGTTTGTGGCTTTTAAAGTCGTAAAAGGCAAACGAAAGGGACAAAATGGAAGATAAGAAAGTAATATTTTCCGAAACAGCGAAAGTGTTTCGGGAAGAAAGAACGTTACATTATAAGGAAAAAGACGGATTACGTGGGTTCGGATTTGCAAACAAATTTAACATTGTGATGCAGGCGGACAGAATCCACAGCGAAAAAGCGACAGAAGAATTAAGAAAGCTTCTTGACGAAACAACGCAGAAAGCAAAAGAAATTATTGCGGCAGACTATTAAAAAAAGGACAGTGAAAAAATGACAGAAGAAAGAAAAGCTTATTTAGATAAAATTCTTGAAAAAAGAAGAAGAAAAAAAGAAAAAATTCTGAATGAACTGTATATCAAAGCACAGGAAAAGCAGACATTAGAGCACACGATTGAAAACCTCGAAAGCTGGAACTTTGACGGAGAGAAACAGGAAAAGGCAAAAGAAGCGGTTACAAAGCTGCATGAAATTAATTTGCAGCTTTCGGACGAGGTGGAAGAATTAGAAAAAACATTGCTGGGGAAAGAACCGGACACGCCGGAAGAAACGGACGGTGATGAAGAATGAACCACAGGCAGTGGAAAAAGGCATACAAAAAGAAATATGGACACAATCCACCCAGCAAAAGGAACAGCCCGGCAAAAGAAAACATAATACCGCAATTTAAGATGCCGGACATTTCGGAAATCGTATCGAAAATTTTTGAAACGCTGGGTAATGCGTTTGCAAATGCGGCAGAAGTAAGCAAACGCATTGCAGAAGATTTAAAAAGGAGCACGGACTAAATGGAAAAACAAGAAAAACGTGCAATAGAGATATTGCAGACGTTCGCAAGCAAAGACCCATATCAACTCGGATATAGCGGAGGTAAAGATTCGGACGTAATTTTACATCTTGCGAAGAAAAGCGGCGTTCTATTTACGGCTGTGCACAATCTTACAACAGTAGATGCACCGGAAACGGTGCGTTATATACAGAGCAAGAAAGATGTAATAATCCAAAGACCACGGCTGTCGATGTGGCAGTTAATAGAAAAAAAGAAAATGCCACCAACGCGACTATGCCGGTACTGTTGTGCGGAATTAAAAGAAAAAAGTGGAAAAGGTAAAAAAACGATAACTGGCGTGCGAGCAGCAGAAAGCAGAAGCCGCGCAAATAACCACGGGATTATAACATTTCCACAGCCGACCGCAGCAATGCGCCGAATGGAAAAAGGAGAAATGGAAACGACCGCAAAAGGCGGATTGATTCTAAATTACGAAAATTCGGAAAGTCACAGAACAGTAGAAAACTGCTATAGGACAAACAAAACGCTAGTAAATCCCATATTAGATTGGGAAGACGACTTTTTGTGGTGGTACATACGGCACGAGCAAATTGAAATAAATCCGCTGTATAACAATGGATTGCCGGGCGGTTGCAAGAGAATCGGTTGTATTGGCTGCCCCATGGCAGGGAAAAAGGAAAGACTACGGGAGTTTGAAAAGTATCCGGCATACAAAAATATGTATCTGCAAGCGTTTACAAGAATGTTAAAACACAGAAAAGAAAACGGAAACGAAAAGGGATGGAAAACTGCACAAGATGTATTTGATTGGTGGATTGAAGATGAGGACATAAAAGGGCAGATAAAAATGGAGTTTGACGACCAAAACAACTTGACCGGTTTTCAACAGAAAGGGGGCGGATAAATAAGAAAAATGCGCGAGAAAATAAAACGGCTGCATAAAGCCAAGTACACAGCGCCGCAGATTGCGGCAGCACTGAAAATTAGTCTAACCGTTGTTAGAAAAATACTTGCCGAAGAAGCAACAGAACAGACCGAAAAGGCACTTGATGCAATCGGTGCCGAGCGGCATGAAAAGACAGAAAAAAGAATGAGAAAAAAGAGGTAAAAAAATATGACAAAATTTTATAAGTTTAAAAATGATGTAGTAGTGGCAAATACAACACCACACAATATAACAATGCAGGATACGGACGGTAAACTTGTAACGGTGGAAAATAACCCGGACAAATTAATTAATGCCAGCACAACACAAGTTTACTGGGGTGGAATCTATACAGAACCAAGTTTCGACCCTACAACAGAAGGATTGTATATCATCGCAGAAATTAAAAAAGATTTTGCAGAGCAGTATGGCACAACCGGTAAAACCCTTGTTATCATCGGAAGCATTATTGCCGCACAGGCTTACCCGGAAGAAGTAGTGGCAATGTTACCAGTTCCCGGCTACGAAAGAGTAGCACCAAACGAGAAACGTATGCGGTGCGACCAGTTCACGATGTACCGCAGAAAGTAATCAATAAGGCAGCAGATTATAGCAAATAAAAAAGAAAAAAGGAGCAAACACAACAAAAAAACAACAAAAATAAATAAATTTAAACAAAAAGTAAATAAAGTAAAGTAGATAAAAGTAAATGTATTCAGTACCCGCGTAGCGGTCAAACGTTGCGCCGGGGTTCGGGTTTCGTTGCGGTAGTTACCCATTTTGGCAGTGAAAAAAATAGATACCTTAGACAGCTACCACCGCCAAAATAAAAGAATCGCAACAGCGCATAACGGTGCTGTGTTACCACTGTCCGGATTTTAGAACCGCAGTTTACGGCAAGCGCGGATTTTATCGAAAAACAGGCGATATACGAATTGAAAAAGCACGGAGCACCGCAGGAAATCGCGGAAGCTATGGCAGCAATGCGGAAAAAAGAATGGCAGTTCGGAATGAAAGAAGATTTTTACATAATAACGTCAAAGTGGGGGAATGATGGCGCATTGTTCGGGCTGGATAAAAATGTACTGGCAGATATAGCCGACCAGATAAACGATGATTTAATAGTGATATTTCCGACAAAAGATGAAGCGATTGCATCACGGGCGACCGGAAACGATGCGGAAGGATTAAAAAGCATTTGCGACAGTGGCTATAGAGAAATACTTAGCAAACACAAAGATGCAAACAATATGCGTTGCACAGACAACGTATTTTATTACAACCGTACAGATAAAGAAATTACAGTAATTGCATAGAAAAGAAAGACGGACAAATATGAAAGAACGAAAAACACGCGCTTATATCTCTGGAGCAGTGACAGGCAATGAAAATTATATGCAGCAGTTTGAAACAGCTGAAAAGAGATTGCAGGCGGCGGGCTACAAAGTGATTAACCCGGCAAAGATTTTAAAGCCCTTAGAGGGAGTATGCACATACGACGAACTTATGAAGCTGTGCATCGAATTACTAGACATTGCAGATTGCATTGTTATGCTTGACGGCTGGAAGCAGTCCAGAGGTGCAAACCGTGAATACGGATATGCAGCTGGCATGGGAATAGACACATATGAAATCTATATGTTTCCAGAGTTAAAAGAAGAAACAAACGAAGGAGCGTAAAAGATGCGCAAAAACTTAAAAGAAGCCCGCCAAGCGGCGGGCATGACACAACAGGAAGTTGCGGATAAATTGAACATCAGCTTGAGATATTACAAACAAATAGAAGCCGGACAAAGAACCGGCAATTTTGAGATATGGGACAAGCTTGAAGAAATGTTCAACGTTCATCAGAGGATACTCCGCGAGATTTCAGAAAATCATCACGGCACAGCAGATAATCCAATGAAACATTAAGAATATCCGCAATTTTAACAAGCATTTCCAAAGACGGCGAGCGGTCGCCACTTTCATACATACGATATGAACGCAGGGCGACATTTAAAGAATTTGCCATGAATTGAGCGGTGAAACCCTTGCTTTTGCGTGTTTCGTTTAATCGTTTACAGAACATAAAAAGATACCTCCAAAAACTATTGACAATGTGCAAATTGTACACTATAATGCAAAACATAATAAGTGAGCAAAATGCACACTGTAAAACGAGAGGAGCGAAAACGCATGGCATTTAGGATTTATAAAGCATACAGACTGTTGAGCAGAATGACACCGGCACAATTTGAAAAGGCATACAGGTACATAAAACTAGTGTATATCTACACGGATTAGAGAGGAGCGAAAACACATGAAAACAGAATTAAAAGAATACAGAAACCCGAACAACCCGGAGAACGTTCCAAACGTAGAAAGAGCGTTCCGAATGATTGCATTAATCCTTACACAGCGTAACGACGGTGTAAAGGTGGAATTAAAAGGGATACGGAAAAAAGAAGCTGAAAAAGCTTCATAGAAAAGGAGAAAGGCATTCGGATATAAAAAGTCCGAATGCCTTCCGGGTTGTTGCCTTGTATTACAAGGTAACTGAATAAGTACAGCATTAGTATATCGCACATTTATAAAAGTGTCAATACTGCGCTGGGCTGAAAAACGTTTTTTCGGGCTTGTAATGGATAGTAACAAGTCAACGATGTAATTTTTAAAAATATCTAAAATACATAGCAGGCGGGCAGAAGTATGGACACAAAAAGAAAGAGAAAGAAAGTATATATAGATTACGATTATGAAGCAATTTTTGATAAGGCTCTTAAAGACGTGCAAGAATCTAATATCGAAAGGTTGTGGAAACAGGGAGCAATAAAGTCTATATATGCGACAAAAGAAATAAAAGCGGCTGAACAGCTTGAAGTGGAAGTATATCCCGAATTTAAACCACATGAATATAAAAGCGTAAAGACAAAGTTGCAGATTGAGCGGCAAAGACGGGCGCAGCACAATCTTAACGAAAAGAACAGCCGCAAAATGTGTGAGCGTACTATAATTGCAAATTTTGACAACGACGACATCTGGGCAACCTTAAATTACACAGACGAATACAGCCCGGAAACCATGGAACAGGCAAAAAAGGATATAAAGAACTATATCCGCCGTCTAAACACGAAAAGAAAAAAAGACGGCTTGCCGAATCTGCGTTATGTGTATGTTACCGAGTGCGGCGCAAAAGGGCGATGGCATCATCATATCGTATTGGACGGCGATATGGCAATGGACGATGTAGAGAGGATATGGCAGAAAGGCAGAAGAAACCAAGTCCGCCGCCTGCACAAAGACGAAAATGGACTTGTTGGACTGTCTAAGTACATAACTAAGCCCAAAGAAGAAAAAGGCAAGTATCAAAAGACATGGAGCGCCAGCAAAGGACTTAAAAAGCCAAACATTAAGAAAAACCACTATAAGTTTAAACAGAAGGACATAAACGAAATAGTTACCGGTAGAGCGAACATCGAAGACAAATTAAATAAATGGTACAAAAAGGACGGCTACAAACTAAGCGAGTATGAAATCCGTTACAACGACATAAACCGCCGATTCTATATCTACGCAAGAATGTACAAGCCGGTAACGCAGGAAGCAAAACCAATACAATGTTGAATAAAAAATACAGGACAGAAGTAAACCAAAGAAAGAGAGGAAAGAGAGGACAAAAGCATGAATGTAAGATATGCGAAACGTTCCGAAGATACGGAACAGATAAACGTTGTTGAATGGGCACGCTGGCACATGCGCCAGTATCCAGAATTAAAATGGCTGCATCATGTGCCAAACGGCGGCAGCAGAAACCAAGTTGAAGCCGTTAAACTAAAGCAGATGGGAGTAAAAGCCGGGGTTTCGGATTTGTGCCTGCCATATCCGAAAGGTGAGTATTGCGGCTTATACATCGAAATGAAATTCGGGGACGGTACACGAACAACAGCACAGAAAGAATTTTTGTACGACATGGCGGCAGCTGGACATTATACGGCAACCTGTTACACAGCAACAGATGCGGTTAATATCCTGCGGGAGTATTTGCAGTTATGCACACCGGGAAACGAAGAAAACGGAACGGCACGGCAGCAGATGACGATGCCGAACAACAGCGTTATAAAAAACGGCGAACTGAAACAGACAAGGCAGAGAAAGGAAAAATAAAAATGGATAGTGTATTGTGCTTCTCTGAAGAAGAAGCAGAAAAATATATAAGCGCAATTGGAAAAGAATATATACATTTTCAAGAAAATAATGACGATGGCACAGTTATGTTGTATTTAAAAGACGGCTGGGAAAGGACAGACGATGGAAAATGAAGAACAGGACTATAAAAACGCAATGCGCGCATTTTACAACAAATACATAAAAATGCGCAAAATCTACAATATGCGCCTATATGACATGAGTTGTGCAAGAGGGATGGAAATAAAAATATACCGTGAAACATTAAGCGGCAAAACTGTAGTTGTAGATGTACAGGAAGAAAATGAAACACAGTGCTATAAAAGAGCGTTGGAAGAATTAGAAAGTTACGAAACAATAATTGCGACAGCATAAAACAAAGGGAAGAAAGCGAGGGCAAACACATGAAAATAATAGCAATAATGAACCAAAAAGGCGGAATCGGAAAAACAATGACCGCCGCAGCAATTGCATATCTGTTAGGAGAGGAGCATGACAAACGTGTATTGATTTGCGATGCGGACCAGCAAGGCAATATATCCATGCTATACGGCAGATATGACGAGGAAGGGCAGGGAATGGCGGAACTGTTAGAAAATCACAGGACAACCGGCGGAGCATATTCGACAGCGGACTTGATACAGACGACAATATATAGCAATATCGACATAATCCCGGCAAATGGTTATTTGATGCGAACTAATATGAATCTTATGCTTACAGAGCAGCAGAACCAAGTTACCCGGTTCACGGCGGCTATGGAAGAAGTAAAAGAAGCATATGACTATTGCATTGTAGATTGTGGCTTGCTTATGGATATGACCGTGACAAACGTATTGACCGCGGCGGATATGCTGATTGAACCAGTAAAAGTCGGCGGGTTCGAGGTAGAAGCAGCAATAAACACCAATGAACAGATAAAGACATTAAGAGCGTTAAACCCGGATATAAAAACGAAAGTATTATTGACGATGCAGCAGAAGAATAAAACGACTGCACAGGTAAAGGAATGGGCGGCAGCAGAATTTAATTGTTTTTCTACGGCAGTGCGGCGGTCTGTAGTTGCGGAAAAATCTACAATCGCACATGTGCCACTTCCTGCATTTGCGAAGAACTGCATAGCAACACAGGACTATAGAGCAGTGACGGAAGAACTTTTAAAAGAAATATAAAAAGGGGATGTAAAAAATGAACATGAACAATATGCCGCCGCTGGTGACTATAAGCCTGCAAGAATACGAGCAGATGAAACAGGAAATAGAGCAGGCAAGACACACAAAAGAAAAAAGCAAGACAGAAACGGAACAACGCAAGCTGAAAACTCTATACACGATAGATAAGAGAGAAGCGGAAAGAATATTTAAAGAGATAGACGAAGATGAAAGCATAAAAACCGACAAGCAAATTAGAAAAGCGGTTACAAATGCAATAAAAACGATGAAGATATACGTAAGTAGGCAAAAAGTAAGGGAATTAATACAACAACAGGACGAAGATATAAAAAGCCTGACAGCGGAAGAATTGAAAGAAATTGTAATAGAATTTACGGAGTAGTGAGAGGAGATAAGGATATGGCATGGAATGTAATAGACGCGCTTAATAAGAACACGCAGGCGGCAGCAGTAGACAACACACCAAAAGCAAGATTTAGGGTAAAGGATATAAGCATTAATAAAATATACAGCAATGCAAAGAATTTCTATAGTATGCCGGATATAGAACAGCTTGCACAAGATATTTACGCGGTAGGATTATTAGAAAATTTAACAGTAGTATACGCGCCGAGCGAATCCGGGGATTATCGACTTATTGCCGGGGAAAGACGGTGGAGAGCGTTAAAACTTTTAACGGAGCAGGGACACAAAGAATTTGAGTTCGTTTCCTGCCAAGTAAAAACACCGGCAGAAGAAAACGAGGAAATCGTGCAACTTATTATTGCGAATACATACCGCAATAAAACTGCAAAAGATATATTGGAAGAAGAACAGCGATTGAAAGAAACCTTACAAAAAATGAAAAAAGACGGCTTGACTTTACAGGGGTACAAGCTGGATAGCGGAAGACTGCGGGACATAATAGCGGATATGTTAAAGATGCCGACAACAAAGATTGCACAGATAGAAAGCATTAACAAGCGCCTTATCCCCCAATTTACGGAAGAACTAAAAGAGGGGAGATTGACATTTTCCGCCGCTTACGAACTTAGCGGCATGACAGAGGAAGAACAAAACGACCTGTTAGAAAAATACGAGGAAAGCGGATTGACGTTTAAAGAGATTAAAGAAGCCAAGGAAAACAACCGGCAGCAGACAGACGGTGAACAGATACCAGGACAAATTGAAATGCAAGAAGAAAACCCGAATGAAACGGAAAAGGCACAAAACGAAACGGAAAACGACCAAAACGAAACGGAAAAGACACAAAACGAAACGGAAGAAGTACCGGACGAACCGGAAGAAGACCCGGACGAATACGAAGATGCGCACCCGGAAAGCATAACTTCCCTGTGCTATAGCTGCGCACGATATGAAAGTTGCAATGTTAAAACTGGGACATGTCGAAGCTGTGACCGGTATTTAAACAGAGCAGAGGCACAGAAGACGGCAGAACAGCGATACAACGAAGAACAGGAAAAAATTGACCGGGAAACGGCAAGGAAATTAAAAGAACAGGAAGAAGCGGAAAGAATAAAGACACTTCCGAGCGAGAAAGAAAAAAAGGTACACAGCGTTAAAATCGGGAAAGAATTTTTCGAGGACGTAAAGAACAATATAAAAACGTTTGAACTGCGCAAAAATGACCGAAATTACAAAGTCGGGGAGACACTGGAACTACACGAATACGAAGCAGGAGAAGAAACAGGGAGAACGTGCAGAAAGCTTATAACATACATGCTTAAAGAGTTTACAGGATTACAGGACGGATATTGTATATTAGGGCTTAAAGACGAATAAAGGAAGGGCAGCAGATGAAGACAGAGAGCATAAACATTAATAATCTACAAAGGTACTGTGATTCATGCTTATTCCGCATAAAGCTAGGAAAAAACGCACAAGGACAGTATATCTATGGTTGCGGCAAAGCTGGAAAGTGCAAAGAGAGGAGCAGAAATGGAGAGATTAACAAGTAACAAGACAACATCTGATATGAATATGCTTGAATTGGCACATAACAGTTGTTACATAGATGAAAAACACAATGCAAGATATAGGGATTATGAGCAGGATATTGACAGCAGAGAGCTCGTTAGAAAACTTGTCAAAGATATGTGTGATGAAGATTTATCTTATATGTCAGATGAGAGATTTGACCAGTATATGGCTGAAATGCTGTCAGTTGGAGTGAGTGACACAATAGGACTTTTAGCTGTATTCTATCGTAACTTATGGGCTATGGCTGAGTTAAGGGAGAAGTTAAAAGAATATGAGGACTTAGAGGAACAGGGCAGACTAATTAAGTTACCTTGTAAAGTGGGAGATGTGGTCTATGCCTATTGCAACGAATTTGGGATATTAGAATATGAGGTAGACAGTATTGTTATAGACAAACATATCACATATCAATGCAGTGCATATTCTGGACCTATTGGAGACTGCCCAAGTGAATGTTTGGATGAAATAGAACCAGACATTTCAGATTTTGGCAAAACAGTATTTCTCACAAGACCCGAAGCAGAAACAAAGCTGAAAGAATTGAGAGGAGCAAAGAAAAAATGACGTTAAAATGTAAAAATTGCAAGATGAACAGTAAATGTATATGTATACCGGATTCCGATGAATGTATTTTGAGGTGGGAAACATACAAAATGATAAAACGACAGGCACACAGTGAAGCAATAAAGAATTTGATAGAATTACCATGCAAGATAGGAGATACAGTATATATTGTAACGCCGAAAAGCAAAACGGTAACAGCATACGAAATAACAGGATATTCCAGCGGATACGGAAAAGGATTTATACCAGTCCCGGAAGTCTTAACCGAAAAGCAGGACAAAAACGAAATAGTGTTCTACTTTTCTAATAAGACAGGGAATATAACCGGAAGCTGTACAAGGAAAAGCATCGGCAAAAGCGTATACCTTACAAAGGAGCAGGCAGAAGAAGAATTAAAAAAGACAAATGAATATATAAACAAAATTGTAGGAGAAAACAAAAATGATAATATGCGATAAGTGCAGTAAAGAGATTAAAGAACACCAAGCCTGGGGAAAAAGCCGGGTAGTAGCAAAAGACAAAAATGGTAAGGACATCGAAGAAATATTTTTTATCTGTCCGCATTGCAAAGCAAAATACACAATAACATACATTAACGAGGAACAAAGGGAATTAATACAGAAGCGCAAAAGACTACAGCAAGTATATAAGTATTCTAAAGCTGTGGAATTAAAAAAGAACTACATGGAAGAAGAACAGGAAATATTAAAAAGGCAGTTAGAAATTGCAAAGGGATTAAAAGAGAGGTACAAAGATGAATAAAACGATATTAATAGGCAGGCTGACAAGGGATGCACAAACTCGATATACAGACGGGGATGAACCAATGGCAGTATCCCGGTTTACGCTTGCCGTAGACAGGAAAATAAAAAGAGAGGAAGGACAGCAGACAGCGGATTTTATTAGTTGCGTAGCATTTGGGAAAATCGGGCAGTTTATCGAAAAATACGGGCAGCAAGGGGTAAAACTTGCTATAGAGGGAAGAATCCAGACAGGAAGCTACACAAACAGGGACGGACAAAGAGTTTATACAACAGATATTGTTGTTGAATCTGCGGAGTTTGCGGAATCCAAGCAGGCAGCAGAAAGCAATAATGCAGGACAGAGGAAAGAACCGACGGCAACAGAAAACAGCGGATTTATGCCAATAGAAGCAAGCACCGAGCCGTTACCTTTTACGTAAATGAACAGAAAGGAAGTGAAGCAAAAAGGAAAAGAAAAAAAGCCCACGAAAGGGCGAGGAAAAATGAAAGACACAAAGCACATTGACAATTAAATACATAAGCGAATAATTGAAAAATAAAAGAAAAAATAATAAAAGGTATTGACATAAGGGTAACCCTATGATATAATAAATACATAAGTTAAGGAAAGGAGGAAAAAAGATGTCTAAGAAGAAAAAGCTGGAGAAGTTAGAAATAGTTCGGATAAAAGCTGAAATCATCTTTTATGGGGTAGGCTCAATATCCGCAGTGATAACAGCAATATCCGAACTAATCCAAGCTTTCAAGTAAAAGGGAAGGGCGGGGAACCGCCCGACCTTTTACACTTCTTATTATAGCACATCTTATATAAAAAATGAAAAAAACAGCAAAAATTTTTTTAGTGTCTGCATGGGTACTGTTTATGGCAAACAAAAATGCAACAACAAGCGTGATACTATTGATAGCTGGAATGAACGGACTGATTCAAGCTATAAAAATGACAAGAAAGGAGTTTAAAAATGCCAAAAGGTAAACCAAACGCACAGACCGAAGCAACAGAGAGATACCGGAAAAAAGTCGGCATAATTACAAAAGGATTTAAAATGAAAAAGGAACTTGCTGACGATTTCGCCGCTGCCTGTGAAAAGGCAGGAGTGAGCCAAACGGCAGCAGTAACCAACTTCATGAAAGAGTTTATAAAAGAAAATAATTAAAAGGGAAACCGCTATCTGTTTGTACAGGTGGCGGTTTCTTGAAATTAAAAAAGGAGAAGGAAAAAGGAATGAAAAGAGGAAAAGAAGAAACGGAAAAAGAAAAGGCATGGAACGACACGCGGCAACTTATGGAATCATACAGCGAATTGAAAAGGTACATAGAAAATGCTGTTACAGAAGAAACGGAAATAAACCCGGATAAATATAGACAATATGAAAGACTAAAGGGCGAAAATGCAGAACTGAAAAGCATAAAAGAGAGCAAAGCGCAAACAGCAATGATGATAATTAACATCGAGCGCGCCATGGAAGAAGTAAAAGAAGAATACACGAAAAAAGGGCTTTTGTACAAATATGAAGCCTTTAAAATGCGTTATGTAGATAAAAGGACACTGGAAGACATCGCCGAAAAATTAAACTGTGGGAAAAACAGCCCGGCAAATTGGATAAAAGAGATAAACAGAAAAATAGCAGTAAAGTTATACGGTGTAAAAGCACTATAAAAGATGTAAGAAAATATAATAAATTGTATTAAAAATATAGAAAAATAGGGAAAAACAGAGGGAAAACAAAGGGAAAAAGGCGGAAAAAATAAGGGTTTTAAATAAGTATAAATATAAATAGAATATAGCTTGTAGAGTTACGAAGAAGACCGAGAGCACAACAACTATTGTTGTATGCTGTCGGTCTTTTATTGCGTTTAAGGGGTATGCCTGTACAGCGCAGGAAAGGGCACAGGAAATGCTATTGCATAAATGTAGATGTGGGGCAATTATACCGCAGGGCATAAAGATGTGTAAGGAGTGCGAACAACGGCAGCAGGGGCAGCAGTCCCGGCATATGCAATATAACAAGCACCGCCGCAATAAGCAGGCGGCAGACTTCTACACATGTACAGCGTGGCGCAAGACAAGAGCCGAAGCACTGCAACGATTCGACTACATAGACATATATGCGTACTATGTAGACCACGTAATAAAAGGCGCGGACATGGTACATCACATTGTACCTATTGCGGACGACTGGAGCAAGCGACTTGAAGCGGATAACCTTATCCCGTTAAGCAGCGACACACACAACAGGATAGAAGCCGCCTATGACCGCAGCACAGCGGACAAAAAGGCAATGCAACAGCTACTTTACAGACTAATAGAGAAATACCACAGCGAGAACGACACAGGAGTGACTGGACAGGGGGAGTATTAAAAAGTTGTTAAGGAATTAACAAAAGTCGCGTATACCCTTTTGTTTGGAGAAAACTCCCCACGGGAATTTTCGGGAAAGAGAAAAAGGAAAATGTGTCAGATTCTGACACAAATGCAGTAAGAAAGGGGGACGGCGGGACATGGCAGGACAAAGACAGCCAATTGAATTGGTTGCATTAAAAGGCAAAAAACACTTAACAAAAGCCGAAATTGCAGAACGAAAAAAAACGGAAGTAAAAGCGGCGGCGGATAAGGTAACAGCCCCCGCATACCTCACGCAAACACAAAAGAAAGCATTTAAAAAAATTGCAAAAGAATTACAGAATATCGAATTGATAACCAACCTCGATATTGACAGTCTTGCGCGGTTCGTAATCGCACAGGAAAAATATATCGAGGTTACAGAAATGCTAAACCAGCAGCCGTTGATGATACAAAAAGAATACATAAACCAAGATGGCGAAACAGTAACGCAAACAGAAGTGAACACGGAAGTTGAACGTCTTGCACTTTTACAGGATAGGTATTACAAACAGTGCCGACAGGGTGCGGCAGATTTTGGATTAACGATTTCGAGCCGATGCCGTTTGGTTGTCCCTAAAGCAGAAGAAAAACCGCAAAATAAATTTGCAAAGTTCGCGTAAGGGATTAAATGCAGGATAGGGCTACACAATACGCCTGCGATGTACTCGCGGGTAAAATAGTCGCCGGGGAATTGGTAAAGGCGGCTTGCAAAAGACACTTAGACGACATCGAAAAATCGAAAGCGGCGCCGTACCGATACTGTTTTTCCGTGGAAGAATCGGAAAGGATTCTAAATTTTGCGGAAACATTAACGATTGCGGAAGGGACAGAACCGAAAAGGGTAGAACTGTATCCGTTCCAGTGCTTTATTTTAGGCAGTCTGAATGGCTGGCGGACAAAAGACGGAAATGACAGACGATACCGAACAAGCTATATACAGCTAGGACGGCAGAATGGAAAATCTTTTTTGAATGGTATTCTAGCAAGCTTTTACGGAAATTTTGACGGTTTTAGATATGGACAAATTTATTGTACAGCAACCAAAGCAGACCAGGCAAAAATTGTATTTAAAGAAATTGTTAAATTTATTCGTGCAGATGAAGATTTAGAACAGTTTTTCGTGATACATGAACACAATGCAACAATAGACTGCAAGTTGACAGAAAGCACAATAAAAGCATTAAGCGGAGATATAAAGTCTATAGACGGATTCCGCCCGTATCTCGGAATAGTAGATGAATATCACGCCCACAAAACAGACCAGATGTTTAAACTGCTTGAGGGCGGTATAAAAATGCTTCCATCTGCGCTTATAAGCATTATTACAACAGCAGGATTCGACCTAAAAAGCCCATGCCGGGCAGAATACGAATACTGTAAACAGGTTGCAACCGGAGCAGTCGAAAATGAAAGCCGGTTCGTGTATATCGCGCAGTTAGACGAAAAAGATGATATGTGGAAGCCGGAAAACTGGCTGAAAGCTAATCCAGCATTAGAGTACAATCCGAAAGCCCTCGAAAACATGAAGCCTATAGCGATTGCGGCAAAGGCTAAAGGTGGCGCGGATTTAAGGGATTTTATCGTAAAGCAGTTGAATTGCTGGATACAGTACACGGAAGACGTCTATATAAAAAATATGGATTGGTGGATACAATCCGAAAGCGCGCGAACACTCGAAGATTTTCGGGAAATGTGCTGTTATGTCGGTTTGGATTTGTCCAGCGGCGGGGATTTAACGTCCTTAGCAATCGTAATTCCATATTTGACACCGGAAGGCACAAAAAAATATTTTGTGCACGCGCACAGCTTCATACCGGCAAATCGTATGCAAGAGCATATGCAGACAGACCGGGCGCCATACGATATTTGGACAAAAAATGGCTGGATTACCGTAACGGAAACAATGGGCGGCATAAAGACGGATTACAAGTATATTATAGCTTACTTAAAAAACATAATAAAAGAATACAAGCTGAATATACAGTATATATGTTATGACCCACACAATGCATCTGCATTTTTAAACGATTTGGAAGAATTGGATTGCGACAGTCTGGCGGTAGTACAGTCGGCGCGGTCATTGGGCGATGCAACCGAGGATTTTCGGCTTGAAATTCAAGCCGGGAACGTAGAACACGAAAAAAATGATTCTGTTCAATGGTCTTTGGCTAATGCAAAAGTGACAACGAACAGTTTCGGAGAAATAAAAATAGACAAGGAAACAGCGGGGAACCGCATTGATATTATAGATTCCATTATAGATGCATGGACGCAGGCAATGAGCGGAGAAGCAAAAGAAAACGCAGAGCAGCAGGCGGCGGACTGGCTCGACTTTATGGACAAATTAGGCATTTAGAAAGAGGGTGAAAAGATGAACTTCCGGCAGAAAATCGGATTAAAAATTGCACAAATGTTTAACATTAACGTTTTGCCGGGGACGGTAAAACGCGAAGATGATGAAAGCGGGCTTGAATGGCTGGGGCTTTTGCGTGGGAAAAGAAAAGAACCGACTGCCGATGTTACATATTTTACCTGTTTAAAAATGATGAGTGAAACACTCGCTAAAATGCCGTGGAAATATTATCAAGAGACAAGCAAGGGCATTAAAAAATTAAAAGATACGGACGAATCACGATTGCTGCGAATCCGTCCTAACCCATACATGACACCAACGATTTTTTGGAACACGGTAGAAGTAAACCGCAATCACTACGGTAATGCTTACGTGTATATACAAAGAGTATTTGACCGAAAAAAATACGGCGGAAAAATTAAAACAACTGGATTGTGGATTTTGCCGTCTGACTGTGTGCAGATTGTTGTGGACGATGCCGGATATTTTACAAAAGAGAATGCTATCTGGTACATGTACACGGATAAGTATTCCGGGCAGCAGTACATTTTTAAAAGCAGTGAAATACTGCACTTTAAAACATCACATACAATGGATGGAATCGCAGGCTATCCGGTACAGTACATATTAAAAGAAATGGTAGACGGTGCGATTGAAGCACAGAACTTTTTAAATAATCTGTACAAAAACGGATTAACAGCAAAAGCAACATTGCAGTACACCGGAAGCTTAGACGAAACGAAAATAAAGAAAATGCGGGAAATTATAGAGAGATTCGGCGCAGGAAGTGAAAACGGCGGCAAAGTGCTGCCGATACCCGACAGCATGAAACTAACGCCGTTAGATGTTAAATTGTCGGATTCACAGTTTGTCGAATTAAAAAAATATTCCGCATTGCAGATTGCTGCAGCTTTCGGCATTAAGCCGAATCAAATAAATGACTACAGCAGAAGTAGCTACAGCAATAGCGAAATGCAACAGCTTTCTTTTTATGTAGATACAATGCTTTTCGTCTTAAAGCAATACGAGGAAGAAGTAAACTATAAGCTTCCGCCGGAAGAAGACATAAAAGCCGGTAAATACTTCCAGCTAAACGAAAAGGCACTATTGAGGACAGACAGTGCTACACAGATGAAGATATTAACAAGCGCCGTAAATAATGGCATGGAAACGGTAAACGAAGCCCGCAGAAAGTTGGACTTAGAAGACAAGGAAGGTGGGGACGTTCTTATCGTAAACGGCACATATGTAAAACTTACAGATGTAGGCGCAGCGTATGGAAAGAATAAAGAACCACCGGAAGAACTACCACCAAAAGACGAATGGGAAGAAAAAGACATAGAGCAGGAAGACCCGGAAGAACCAGGAGAAGAACAGGAAGGAGATGAAGAAGATGCCTAAAATGGAATTTATACGGCAGACACGCCAAAAAGTTGAAAATGTTGGCTATATAGAAACGCTGGAAAACGACAACGGCACAACAGACCTGTATATATACGGCGACATCGTAAGCACGAACGCAGACAGGTGGTGCACAGAAGACACATGCCCGCAGTCTATAGCGGATTTTATGCGGACTATAGACACTAATGCAGATATTACGCTACATATTAACAGCGGCGGCGGCGATGTGTTCGCGGGCATTGGGATTTATAACATTTTACAGCGCCACACCGGGAAAATTACGGGAATAGTAGAAGGAATTGCAGCATCTATCGCAAGTGTTATTTTGATGGCTTGCGACACAATTATTATTGCAAAAGGTGCGCAATTAATGATACATAAGCCACTTACATTTGTATACGGCAACGCGGACGATATGACGAAAATTGTTGAAAATCTGAACCGTTGCCAGCAGATGATTACAGACATCTACCTGACAAAAACATGTAAAGGGATTACAGCGGAGCAGATAACAGATGCGATTAATGCAGAAACATGGTACACGGCAGAAGAAGCTGCAAAGGTATTTGATGTACAGCAGGATAACACTGTTGAAGCACTTGTGGCATATACAACAGAAAAGACAGTTGCAAGGTATAAGAACACACCGAAAGACTTAAAAATCCAAAATGTAGAAGCGGAAGAAGTCAAAACGGTAGCAGAAAAAGAGAAAAACAAGATATTAGAAGACTTGTTTTTATATGGAACTTAAAGAAGCAGAACAGAAAGGAAGAAAAAACATGAATGACGAATTAAAAAAGTTACTGGAACAGATTAATGCCAAGAAGCAGGAAGTTAAAGACTATATTGCAGAGGACAAGATTCTTAAAGCCAAAATGGCAAAAAAGGAGCTTGTAGAAATGCAGGATAAATTTAATCTGCTTATGGACTTAGAAGAAGAAGAAGAAGAAGAAATCAAAGACCATATTAGAAACGGCGGCGGGGCAAGAATGGGAGAGGAAAAAAAGCCGAGCGTTAAGGAAGTTGCTGCGGCATTTGTGAATCGAATTGTGTGTGGCTTAAAACGTATTAGAATGCCGGAAAAAGATGAAAAAATCATGAACGCAATGTCAGAAACGTCACCGGAAGACGGCGGTTTTACTGTGCCGGAAGACGTAAAAACGAAAATTATCGAACTGCGCAGAACTTCGGACGATTTAGAACAGTACGTAAATACGGAACACGTAACAACTAAGAGCGGCAGCCGCGTAATGGAAAAAGATGCAGATTCTACACCGTGGGAGGACGTAGACGAGGGCGCAGAGTTTACAGAAGGCAATACACCACAGTTTACAACAGTAAAGTATGAAATTAAGAAAAAGGGTGGCATCTTAAAGACTACAAGGGAACTGTTACAGGATACAGCAGAGAACATTTTAGGCTACTTAAATAAGTGGATTGCAAAAAAGTCACGCGCAACACGTAACGCGGCAATTCTAAAAGTAATGAAAGACATTACAGATGGCAAAGAAGTTGTTATTGAGACATTCGACGACTTGAAAGATGTGTTCAACGTAACATTAGACCCGGCAATCGCGGCATCGTCGGTCGTTATTACAAATCAGTCCGGCTATAACTATCTGGACAAGTTAAAGGATTCACAGGGAAAGTATATTTTACAGCCAGATGTTACGGACAAAACGAAAACGATGCTTTTCGGTGTGTATCCGGTTAAAAAGGTAAGTAACAAGGTACTTAAAAATACAGAAGTAAAAGACGGTTCTGAAAATGTAACAGCTTACAAATACCCGGTATACATGGGCGACATGAAGGAAGCTATCACATTATTCGACCGCGAAAAGATTACTATTGAATTAAGCACCGAAGCGGGCGACCTTTGGGCAAAAGACTTAACAGGCATTAAAGTACGTGACCGTTTTGACGTGGTAGCGTTTGATAAGACGGCAATTGTCAAAGGCGAAATCACGGAAAAAGTAGCAGGATAAGAGAGGAAAAAGTATGGAACTGGCGGAACTGAAAGCGTGGCTACACATCGACTATGATGACGATGATGAAGTTATCAAGCTGATATATGATGCAGCTATTGAAGAAATGACAGAACTGATACCGGAATTTGACAGCGAAAATTTAACAGCCCGCCAGCGCCTACTTATTTGCACATTCGTTAAAGAATTGTACGATAAGCGGGAGCAGACAGAAGCAAAAGAAAGCAAATTGCGCTATGCGGTACAGTCGATGTTGTTAAAAGAAATGTTGGGATAATGATATGGCAGACGAACGGATTAAAATTTATCGGCGGCAGCAGGAAATAGAAAACGGAAGAAGCACCGAAAAAGAGCCGATTCTATTTTATTCCTGCTGGTGCAAAGTAGGCAAGTTGTACGGTGCAGAGTTATACAAAGCGTTAGAAATTCGCTTAAATAACACGGTTGTATTCGAGGTTAGGAACTGTAAAAAGATACAGAAAATAACGGAAGATTTAAAGGCACATTATATAGAGTATTGCGGCAGAAAATACGAATTGTACGCGTTCGATTACAAGGATGATAAAAGAACCGTGCAATTAAAAGCGAACATGATAACGTAATTTGATTGTGTCAGATTCTGACACAAAAAGGCGGCGAGAAAATGAGGACAACAATAGAGTTTGCAGGATTAGATAAGCTAATAAAACAGCTTGAAGAACTGGCAGATGACAAAGAAATCAGAAAGACAAATAAAAAGATTTTTAGACGTGCTGTAGATTATGCCAAGCCTAAAATGCAGGCACATATTCCACGAAGTACCGACAACAGCAAAAGCGGTAAAAAAGGCTACCGACCGGACGGACACGCGGCAGACAATGTGCCGACCGAAGCAACGACAACACATGGAATCGTCGGCTGGGAAATCTTAGGAGATTCAAGCAGCGGAAGCCAAAGAAACGCGGGTAACTGGTTTTATCTTAAATTCGTAGAATGGGGGACAAGCAGGATGCCGCCGCAGGACTTCCTGCAAAATACCCGAAGAGAATCCGAGAACGGTTGGAGCAGTATCGCAGACAACGAATATCAAAAACTTTTGGATGAAAAACTAAAATAAAGGCGGTGGAACGGTGGATATAATCGCAAAAGCGGCAGAAGCATTGCAGGAACTTACAGCAGAGGGCTACAGGGTGCAACAAGGCTGGTACGATGCCAATATCCGGGAACTGCATATAACGTTATGGAGTTTAGGGACAGCCCCGGCGGGACATTCGGACGATGCGGAAGAGGTCGAAGCCGGAAATATACAGATAAACATATGGTCGGACAAAGACCAGGTTGAATTAAAACAGAGAATTAAAAAGCTAATGTGTGCGGCAGGGTTTATGTTTGCAGGCAGCAACGATGATTTAGAAACGGACACAAAAATATTTGCAAATGCCGCCCGGTTCACATTAACGGAAGAAAGCGAGGATAAAGAATGAGCACAGTTGAAAAAGTAGTTAGGTCGAGAACGGTATCATTTAGAGATATTTACATCGCAAAAGTAACAAAAAATGATGCAACAGGATATGAAACAGATACACCTGTAAAGCTGGCACGTGCAATTAGCGGAAAAATTTCCGATAAGTTCACAGTCGAAAAAATTTATTCAGATGACGGGACAGAAGACACAAACGAATACTACGAAGGCACAGATGTAGAGTTAGAAGTCAACAGTCTTGCACCGCAGGATAAAGCGCTACTTTTCGGACATTTGTACGAAAAAGGCTATCTTGTTAAAAACAAGGATGACAAAGCCCCAGAAGTTGCGGTCGGATACAGAGCAAAGAAGTTAAACAAAAAGTATGAATTTACGTGGCTATACTGCGGCACATTTGGGCAGGGGTACGATGACAACTATGCGACACAGGAAGACAAAGTGACAACGCAGACCGCGACGATAAAAGGAGCATTTAATGAGCGCGCATGTGATGGCAACTTTGCCGTACAGGTGGACGAAAGCAATCTTTTAGCAGAACACACAGACGCGGCAACAGCAATTAAAGACTGGTTTAGCAAAGTTCAAGAACCGGCAGAAGCAACAGAGGAGTAAACGAAAATGAAAAGAGAAATTATTGTAAAAGGCAAAAAGTACGCAATGCCGAAGATGAGCATTGCGACATATTTAAAGTATATCGAAGTGCGCGACAGCGTAATGAGTACAGAAGAAAAAAACGGCTTATATACAAGTAAACAGTTTACACAGATGTTAGAAAGCATTTGCAATGTATACGGAAACCAGTTTGCGGTTGCTGAATTGCTGGACGATAATAGCGGATTAAGCGTTACAGATGTAATTATGGAATTTGCATCAATTGAAATGGAAGTGGGCAAGGAAGTAGAACGAAGAACGGACAAGCTGACAGCAAATTTTACGAATGGGGGACAGTCCCCGAAATCGAAATCAAATTACAATCTGAAACGCGGGAAGAAGAACGGCTATACAGTAGCAAAATAACAGCGGCGCAGTATCGAAGATATACCGAACTAATGGAACACGGCGAAAAGGCGGAAGACATCGAAAAAATATTTGCTTTTAACGCACAGACAATAAAAATACTTTTCGATGTACCGGAAAGCGTTATTTTACAGACGGACGTTATGGAACAGCTGGCAGCAGCTAAGACTATACATTTTGTTATGCAGGATATTATTACACCGAAATTTTTGGAATTAAACCCGGAGCGACCGGAATTAGTTTCGGAAGAAAAAAGCGCATTCGACGAATACGACGAGGAAAACGGTTACAACGATTTGCCGGAGAATAACAAAAACGTATGGCAGATTTGCCGGGAGAATCTCGACAGGGTAGTAAAACTGTGCGTTAAAGGCTTTAACGCTTCTATAACAGAATGTATGCAGACGGAAATAATAAGCCTGTTAGACCATTTAAAATTTGAACTTGCAACCGTAAAGGAAAAATAAAAATATAAACTCTACAACTCTACTATTAAAATTCGTAACTCTACCATTTTTTTAAAATAAGGTGGTGGACATATTGGCAGGCGCTTCTATTAAGATTGGTGCTTCTACAACAGAATATCAGCAGGCAATGCGCGCTGCTACTGCGGCAATGAAGCAGTTGAGCAGCGAATACAGCTTAGCGGCGGCAAATGCGAAGCTGTACGGCACACAGTCGGACGCGTTACAGGCCAAGGTTTCAGAACTTACCCAAAAAATGGAAGCCCAAAAGACCAAAATAGCGGACTGCAAAAGCCAGTATGAAACACTGACCAATCGACTTAAAAACCAACAAGACCAACAGGAAAAATTAAAAGAAAAGATTGCGGCAGTAACCGAAAGCTATAATGCAAGTATTAAGGCTGTCGGAGAAGATGCGGAAGAAACACAGAAACTTAAAAAAGAACTGGAAGAAACGACAACCGCATACGCGAAAAGCGAGCAGAGAATAAAGAACACAACAAACAGCCTTAAAACGCAGAGCGCGGCGGTAACAAAGGCAGAAGCCGACTTGACAAATATGAAAGTGGAATTGCAGGACGTAAATGAACAGCTTGCCAATTCCAAAATGGACGAGTACGAACAGAAGACCGCGAAACTTGCAACAACTTACGCTTTATCGACCGCAAACGCAAAATTATACGGCACGCAGTCCGATGTTTTAAAAGCGAAAACGGAAGAATTAAGCGCAAAAATAGATATACAGAAGCAGAAAACAGAAGATTGCGAAAACAGACATAAAACATTAACAGACCAGTTAAAAGCACAGCAAAAGCAACAGGAAAGCTTAAAGCAGAAAATAACCGCGGCAACCGAAAGCTACAACGCGAGTAAAAAAGCTGTCGGAGAAGATGCAGAAGAAACAAAGAACTTAAAAAATAAACTGGAACAGGCAACAACGGCTTTCGAGGAAAATGAACAGCAGATAAAGCAGACGGAGAAAGCACTCGAAAAGCAGACCGAAACCGTAACAAAGAACAAAACGGCACTTGCCAATATGCAAATTGAATTGAGAAACAGCAATGAGCAGATGGCAAAACAGGGATTTGAAAGCTACGCACAGAAAGCCGGAAAAGTAAGCGGAGCATTGCAAGCTGTAGGGCAAAAAGCAATGTATGTAACTGCGGCAGTTGCAGGAATTGGCACGGCATCCGTGAAAACAGCAGCGAATTTTGAAGCGCAGATGTCCAAAGTAAAAGCGCTGAGCGGAGCAACGGCAGAAGAAACAAACAAGCTTACCGAAGCAGCAAGGGAGTGGGGACGTAACACAAAATACAGCGCGACAGAAGCTGGGCAGGCATTTGAATACATGGCATTAGCCGGATGGGACACGGAAAGTATGCTTGACGGTATCGGCGGCATTTTAAATCTTGCGGCGGCATCCGCAATGGATTTAGGAACAGCATCGGATATAGTAACGGACTATCTAACGGCTTTTGGACTAACTGCAAAGGATGCGGCAGGATTTGCAGACCAGATGGCATATGCCATGAGCAATTCCAATACAACAACAGAAGATTTAGGCGAAGCGTATAAAAACTGTGCGGCAACAGCGCACAGTATGGGCTATAGCGTGGAAGAAACGACCGCTGCGCTTATGGTAATGGCAAACAGTGGTGTTAAAGGCGGAGAAGCCGGAACAGCACTAAATGCGATTATGACACGACTTGCAACAAATACAAAAGAGTGCGGCACGCAGCTTGCTAAATACGGTGTAAATATCTACGATGCCGAAGGAAACATGAACAGCTTTTCGGACATTTTAACAGGTATACGTGGTGTATGGAATAATCTTACAGACGAACAGCAAGCCAACCTTGCAAAGACGATTGCAGGAACAAACCAGTACTCGGCATTGCAAACCGTTATGAACGGATTAACGGACGAAGCCGAAGAAGCCGGGCAGTCTTTTAACGATTACAACGCGGCACTGCAAGACTGTACCGGAACAGCTTCCGACATGGCGGAAGATATGCAGGACAATCTACAGGGACAGATTACAGAACTGAAAAGCAAAATGCAGGATATCGGCATTACTATAGGCAATATATTAATACCAAAATTAAGAGAAGGTGCGGAATGGGTTGGCAATTTGGTAGATAAGTTTGCCAGTTTAAGCCCGGAAACACAGAACACAATCATAAAGGTTGCCGGGTTCGCAGCGGCAGCAGCACCGGCTATTTTAGCCATATCTAAAATCGTAAGTGCTACAGCAAAACTGTCAAGCGGATTGGGAAAAGTTAACGAGTTCATGGCAGGCGGTTCAAAAGCGGCGGGGCTGCTAAAAAATGCACTCACAGCAGCGATGTCACCGGCGGGGCTGGCAGTAATAGCGATTGCTGGAGTTGTAACAGCTATAGTACTGTTGTGGAATAAAAGCGAAGCTTTCCGGGATGCGGTTACAGGCATATGGGATGCAGTAAAAAATGCATTTACGCAGCTAAAGGAGAGCATAACAGAAAAAGTTAATGCTTTAAAAGAAAAATTTACCGAATTTAAAGAGCATTTAAGCGCAGTATGGCAGAGCTGCAAAGAAGCAGTTTCAACCACATTTGAAACCATAAAAAATGTTATAACAGTTGTGATTATGACAATTGCATCTATATTCGATGCAGCATTTACGATTATAACGCTGCCGTTTCAGTTTATATGGCAGAACTGCAAAGATTTCGTAATCGAAACATGGAACAATATAAGCGAAGTAATAAGCAGCACTGTAGAAAAAATCCGAGATTTTGTTTTATCAAAATTCGAGATTCTGAAAGCTGGCATAACAGCAGCGTTCTCTGCCATACATACGGTAGCAACAGATATCTGGAACAAAATCAGCGACACAATAGGCGGCGCAGCTGACAAAATTCGTGATTTTGTTTTATCAAAATTCGAGATTTTAAAAGCTGGAATAACGGCAGCATTTTCTGCTATACATACGGTAGCAACAGATATCTGGAACAAAATCAGCGACACAATAGGTGGCACAGCTGACAAAATAAAAGATTTTGTAACAAGTAAATTTGAAGCAGTAAAGGATAGTGTAACAGGTGTGTTTGAAAATATCGCATCTATTGCATCCGACAAATGGAACAGTATAAAAGATGCAATTACAGAGCCATTAGACAGGGCAAAAGAAGAAGTCGGCGATGCAATAGAATGGATAAAAGATAAATTCGATTTTGACTGGCATTTCCCAGATTTAAAGATGCCGCATTTTAGCATAGACGGAAGTTTTTCTTTGAATCCGCCGAGTGTGCCGCACTTAAATGTAGACTGGTACAAGTCCGGCGCAATTATGAACGATTCTATGATTTTCGGCATGAACGGCAACACTTTGTTAGCCGGGGGAGAGCCGGAAACAGGCGGAGAAGCGATATTACCGCTAAAGCCGTTCTATACAGAATTAAATAATATGCTGGATAAGAAGCTGGAAGCAACCGAGCAGAAAACAACGGTTATAGTACAGAATTACACGTATCTGGATAGCGAGGAAATCGCTGGGAAAACATACAACAAGGTCGATGAAAAACTTGCAGAAGACAGAAGAAAGGGGCGGTAAAAATGAAAGTAAATGGCATTGACATAAGAAAATACAATGCAAAGCAGTTGACAGCAGAAGTATTACCGCCCAGCCTGCAAACGGATTATGAACTTATAACAGGTGCAGTAATCCCACAGGAATTTGAAACAGATATACCACTGGGAAAACTTAAATTGTGCCTATATTTCCGCGGAAAAAACCGCAACAGCATAATCCGTAATATGTCGGCATTGTTGGAACACTTCCAAAAGTCATGCATTTTAGAGGTGGACGGCTACGAAGGTAAATATAAAGCTTTTGCGACAAGTACGGATTACGAAAAGTTAAAAGTAAAAGACCGCTACAAGCTTAACATAGAAGTAGAAGGGTATTTTTACGACAAAGAAAAGATGTACACGTTTGACGGCACGACATCCGGCACAGTAATAAGAACCGGGAGCAGGAAGACCCCGGCAACAATCGAAATTTACGCAAAGAAGCAGATAAGCAATTTTGTAATCTGCGGATTTGCAGAAGATATAAAAATCGCAACACTGGAAGCAGGGAAAACGCTTGTTATTAATGGAACAGATGGCACAGCAACAATAAACGGGATAAATGCTTTTTCGGCTGTGGATTTGTGGGAGTTCCCTGTACTGGAGCGCGAAAAGACAGTATTAACATTTAACGGAACAGATGCAGTTGTAAAAGTTAAGTATGCGCCGATGTGGCTATAGAGGTAGAAATGCAAGTATATAACGACAAAAAACAGCGAATATGCACGTTAAAAGGATACGAAGAACGCAAAATAGTGGAAACACTGGACAGTGGGGATAAAGAACTTACTTTTAAATATCCGGTAAACGGCACATATGTAAATGCTTTAAAAACAGAATATTATATGCGGACGAAAACAGACGAATACGTTATCCGGGCAATTAAAACCGGGGAAAAGTACAACGAGTACACAGCACAGCTTAATGTGGAAGAACTGGAAGGGACAGCGTTCCCGTATGGATTCGAGAGCCAAGAGCAGACAATAGGCGCGTGCTTAGAGTTTGCATTTTCCGGGACAGGCTGGACAGTAAAAGACTATTCTGCAAAAAAGAAAAGAAGCATAAACAAAGAGGAAGCAACAACAGCATGGGATGTATTACAAGACTGTCTATCTACGTACCGTGTAGAATGCAAAATAGATAGCATAAATAAATGCGTAAGCATTTACGACACAATCGGAGAAGACCGCGGATGTTATTTTATCGAAAAATTAAATTTGAAGAAATTAACAGCGGCAACAGACACATACGACTTTTACACGCAGCTTATGCCGGTTGGTAAAGACGGCATAACAATAGATAACAATGGCAAGAACTATTTAGAAAATTACACATACAGCATAAAAAAGAAGCTATATGTATGGAAAGATGAGCGCTATACCAAGCAGGATAGTCTGTTAGAAGACGGAACGGCAAAGCTGGCGGAAATGGCAAAGCCGTATACAGCATATACAGCGGACGTTGTAGACCTTGCAAAAACTACGAAAGACCAGTACAGCATACTGGATTACGCAATTGGCGATACAGTAACGATTGTGTCGAAAAGAACAAACACGAGAGAAAAACAGCGGATTGTTAAAATTACAAGCTACCCGGAAAGCCCGCAGAAAAATACTGTAGAACTGTCGAGCACCACAAAAACATTCGCAGAGGTACAGAAGGCAGCAGAAAACGAAGCAAAAAAAGAAACGCAGCAAACTATAAACAGCGTAAAAAACGAATTAAAAAGCGGGTACTATACCAAGATAGAGATAACCAAAAAAATAGAAGAAACAGAAGACGGATTAAATAAGACTTTCGAGAAAAAAATAGAAACAACAAAAGCGTACGCAGAGGAACAGGCACAGACCGCACAGGAAAATGCAGAAGCAAGCGCAGCGGAAAAATTAAAGCAGTACACGACAACGATTGTTATGCGTACGGAAATACAAGAGAATGCGGAACAGATTAAAAGACTTGTTGCAAAAACGAGTGGTTACTGGAGCGCAGACGAGTATGAAAAAGATATAAATTACTACAATTATGGCACACCACAGGAAGCGGGATATACAGATTCGGTATATTACGGCAAGACGTATTTAGACTTAAATACGGGATATGTGTATTATTGCGATAACGGAAACTGGACAAAGGAATACGAATGTCCCAAAACCACAGAAGAACTGCAAAGCCGGATTACAGAAATGGCGGACAAAATCACATCCGAAGTGAGCCGGAAACTGGAAGGATATGCAACGGTACAGGATACAAGCCGGATAGACCAAAAAGCCGACGAAATTAATTCGGAAGTAAGCAAAAAAGTAGGAGCAAATGAAATTATATCCAGGATTAACCAGTCAGCGGAACAAGCAACTATAGAAGCGGAAAAGATTAACTTTAACGGTGTTGTAACAGCGAACAGAAATTTTACTATTGGACTGAATGGCAAGGCAACAATGCCAGCCGGGAAAATCGGACCGTTTGAAATTAACAGCGATGGGCTGTATTACGCAACTGCCGAAAACACACAGGCATATATTAACTACAATACGTTTGTACTAAGTAATTCGGGCGCTGCAATCCGACTATATCCCAGCGTTATACGAATTGCCGGGAAAAACAAAGACGGCGAAGAAATAAGAGTTTTCGAGATTAATGCGGGCACAGGTGAAATTGTGCAGGCAGGAGATTGGACAGCATCACCATGGTAAGAGAGAAAGAGAGGACAACAAAATGGAAAATAACAACATACCTGTAGAAGTTCGGATTGAGTGCGCGAGAGGGGAATTGTTAAACAGCGTGCAACACGTTATGCGGCTGCAACAGTTACCAGCTTGCGTTATCGAAGGAGTATTAAACGGGATTTTGGCAGACATAAGAGGGCAGGCAAAAATTGAATTGTTAAATACGTACATACAGGCACAAAATACACATTGCGAACAGCTGGACAAGTTAAACACGGAATTATTAAAGGCAAAAACAGCAGCTAAAAAAGTATTAAAAGAAGATACAGAGCAGACAGAACAGGAAGAAACAAACGAGCAAAACGAGCAAAACCAATAAAGGCGGTGAGCGGATAGATGGCAGAATTAAAAAATATAACAGATGTTGAATTGCATTTCAACGGCGAAGAAAAAAAGTTTACTGTTTCCGCAAAACAGGGGGACAAGGCTACACGATACGTCCGGGCAACAATTTTGCAGGAAGACAACACGGAATACAAAATACCGGACGGATATATTGCAATCGTAAATATCCAAAAACCGGATAGACATTTCTGCTATAACGAATGTGCAATACAGGACAATAAAGTAATTATACAGCTTACAAATCAAGCGCTTGCGGCAGCGGGCACGGCACATGCAGATGTAGAAATACGAAACGCGGCAAATACGCTGGTACTGTCAACGCAGTCTTTTGAGATAGAAATAGAGAAATCACAGCGCGATGACAGCGCTATATTATCCAGCAACGAAATGACCGCATTGGAAGACCGCGTGCAGAAGTACATAGACGATTTAATTAAAACAAAAGAAGAAGTATTAAAAGTAGAAGAAGCTGTAAAGATTGCCGAGGAAGCGAGAAAACAGGCAGAAACGGATAGAGTAAATGCAGAGAGCGACAGGCAGGCGAAAGAAACAGCACGGCAGCAGGCGGAGAGCGACAGGCAGGCGAAAGAAACGGCGCGGCAGCAGGCAGAGAGCGACAGACAGACAAATGAAGCAGCACGGCAGCAGTCGGAGAACAACAGACAGGCAAAAGAAACGGAACGACAGCAGACGGAAAGCGACAGACAAGCGAATGAAGCAGCACGGCAGCAGGCGGAGAGCGACAGACAGGCAAATGAAACGGCACGGCAGCAGGCAGAAGCACAGCGAGGACAGGACTTAAACGAGCATTTAGCAGATAAGGGCATTCATATTGAAGAAGCAGAGCGCGAATACTGGAATACTATATTGCAGATAGCGAAAGAATATACAAACGAAATGTACGAACAAAGCACAGACTATACCCGTGAAGAAATAAGTAAACGGGTCGGAAGTGCACCGGAAACTCTGGACACACTTGAAGAAATTGCGGCGGTTATAAAAGAAAACCAAACGATAATGGATACACTTAATGCAGCAATAGGAACAAAAGCAAATAAAAACGAGTTCGATTCACACGCAGGGAATGGAACAATACATATAACAGCAGCAGAACGCGAAAAATGGAACGCGGCAGCGGCAAAAGATACTATTGCGTGGGACAAGATTACAGGTAAGCCGACAATACCAACAAACACCAACCAACTCACAAACGGAGCAGGATATATTACTGGAATAAATAAAACAATGGTTGTAAACGCATTGGAGTATACACCGGCAAAGGAAAATACATGGCGACCGGTACAAAATAATTTAGCATCGGGAAGCACAACAGATTGTTTGTCTGCGGCAATGGGAAAAACACTAAAAGAACAGGTGGACAGCAAAGCGGCAAGCGGACACACACACAATTATGCCGGAAGTGCTTCCGCAGGCGGAGCGGCAACCAGTGCAAACAAGCTTAACGCAAATGCGGGTAACATAGAACAACCAATATATTTCAAAAACGGAGTGCCGGTTAAGTGCGCACATAGTCTAGGGTCGGACGTACCGGAAAGGGCTGTATTTACAGACACAACAGGAAGTTATAAAAGCGTTGGAGCTTCTGGAAACGGAGATGCAGCAAATTGGAAAGTAATAACGCTTGCAAACGGATACAAAATCATGACGGGGAAAACCACAGGCGCAAACTATACGATGAATAACCAATATGGAAATGCTTACTGGGCAGCATTTTCCATTTCTGTACCGAATGGAATTAGCTATTTCGACTGTGTAAATGTAACCCCATATGCAGGAACGGGCTTAGTAGGTGTAGTTGTAACATATTATACCACTAACAAAATAAGCGGATTTGTCTTTTCACCGCAGAGCGAAACCAAAAATATCACATTCCATGTAACAATACACGGAACAGCGTAAAAAGGAGATGATTAAAATGCACGACAGCAGTTAAAAAAGCAAACAAAAATAAAAAAAGAAAGGAGAAAAAAGAATGGAAGTAATTATTTCTGCGGCATTATCTGCCGGGGTAACGCTTGCGGTATGCGTTATTAACAATGCTTCGCAGGCAAAACAGACACGCAACTTGTTAGATTACAAGTTAGAGGAATTAACCAAGCGCGTAGACAAGCATAACAGCGTTATAGAACGTACATATGCGTTAGAAAAACGCGCAGAGGTAGACGAAGAAAAAATCAATGTAGCAAATCAAAGAATCGCAAATTTGGAAGGAGCAATTAACAATGTTTAAGAACACAGTATTTAAAGTATCAGTAAACACAACAAAGTGGGCAAAGGCGGCAGCAGTAAGAGCGGTTAAAACAATGGCGCAGGCAGCGATTGCAGGAATCGGCGCAGCGGCGGCAATGGGACAGGTAGATTGGAAATATGTAATGTCTGCAAGTGTACTTGCTGGCGTGCTGTCTATTCTGATGAGCATTACAGGTATCCCAGAAGTAGAAGCAGACACAGAAAACAAGCAGTAAAAGAAAGCGAGGACAAATAATATGAAAGTTGGATTAATTAGTGGACACGGCGCCGGTGACTGCGGTGCCTGCGGATATGGATATGAGGAAGCAAATGAAACAGTAAGAATTGTTAAGATGTTAGATGAAAGATTGCAGGACTGCGGCATTGAAACAGTCGTGTATCCATACGGTCGTAACGCATTTAAGGACTGCAACCGCGGTTTAGGCTTACAGGTAGATTTTTCGGGTTGCGATTATGTGTTAGAGGTACACTTAAATAGTGGACGCGGGGACGAAACCGGGGACGACAGTATCGGTGGAACTGAAATTTATGTAACACCGCGCGAAGCAACAACAGGAACAGAAAACCTTATTTTAGAGTACATGGAAGAACTGGGATACCGCAACCGCGGAGTAAAAGCAGAAAATTTCCTTGTAATTAACAAAGTTAAAAATTTAGGTGTATCATCGGCACTATTAGAAACGTGTTTTGTAGACGACGTGGACGACATGGAGCTGTACGAAAACACGTTTGACGAAACAATTAGCGCTATTGCACGCGGCATCTGCGTAGGTTTCGGGGTAGGATATACAGAAGAAGACACGGACGATTCGACAGACGAACCGGAAGAAAGCGCGGACTGCATGAGCCGGGAAGAAAAAGAATACTACGTAAACTGTACATATTTGGAACTGTTAGGACGTCTTGCAGACCCGGACGGGCTGGAAAACTATGTTGCTGCAATCCCGGATGACGCAACATGGGATTCCAATTTATACGAATATGTAGATGCCAATATTAAGCAGTCCGAAGAATACGCACAGTATCAGCTTAGACAGTACATCTACAAGGTATATAATGCCGAACTGGGCAGAAATCCGGATGAAGACGGCATGGAAAACTACATGAATTACAGTAGATACCGCGATATCTACCGTGACATTCATAATTCAGACGAAGCGCGGGCATACAGAGGTGAATAAGCATGAGCATTTACATCGGCAATAAATTCGACATTGCAAATAACAAGGAATACAAAAAGCAGGAAGCGGCGGAAGCAGCAGCAAAAAAGAATAGCTTTGCTGTATTTTCGGAAAACGGCGAAGTGTTAAAGGATTATAGACCCACCGAAGAAAAGCCCGAAAATGAGCCGGATACAAAGCCACAGGACTATACAGAGGATACAGAAAGCACAGAAGAACAGGACACCGAAACAGATATGTTTTTTGATGTGCCTGCGAAAAGATGCGCTGGGGAAATTAAGCGGATTTTTCCCGGCAGTATCCGGGTGCGTAACCGTCCGGCATGGGGAAGTGATGCCGTAAGAGGTGCAACCACATTTACGACTAAAAAGGTAACACACATTTTAGATGTGGACGGCAAAACCATGTACAGGACGGCAGACGGCTATTTTGTAACCGGAGCACCGGAACTGGTCGAGTTTACAAAAATGTAGACAAAAACGGAGTAAAAAACAAATACAACCAAAAGCCCCGGATTCTTCCGGGGCTTTTTATTATGCCAATGTGTACCGGGTTTAATTCCCAGCACACATAAGGCGGTGCGTATCGAGTATGAAATACTCGCCGACTTCCCAGTAGGAAACCTGTACCTGTCTTGCAACAGGATTTTCGAGGTTGTAAATCTCGATTGTAAGGGAATTAGTATTCCCTGTATCAAAGACGACTGTATCGTCCTGCGTTCTATAAATAAGTTCAAAATCAAACTTATTCAAGAATGATATTAAAAGGTCATTGCTGACCGAGGAAGCGGCGAGAGCCGCTCCGAGTGATTTTATATTGTCAAAATTAAATTTGTTTTTCATGTTTTTGTCCTCCCTGTATTTGATGATATTATTATAACGCACATAGATATAAAAAACAATATGTAATAATAGACAAAATAACGCACATATAAAAGGCTGAATTTGTGCAATATAATAACGCACATATAAACGTTGACAATATAACGCACATATGTTATTATGTTATAAAATATAAAAAGGAAAGGAAGTAAAACATGGAATTAAAAACCACAAAAAAACAGCGAGAAGCAGTAAGGAAATATGAGCAAAACAACTATAGACTAAATATCGTATTTCCAAAAGGAACGAAAGAAAGAATCGAAGCGTTAAACCTGGATAAAACAAATTCTGCATTTATTCGGGATACGGTGCTGAATAAATTGGATGAATTAGAAAAAATTCTAAAATAACGCACATATATGTATTGACAATATAACGCACATATGTTATTATAATATTGTCGAAAGGCAATAACCCGATAGGGAGAAAGGAGCAACATGGAAGAAATGACGGCAATGGAAATGCAAAGATTTCTGAATCAGCAGTACGCAGAAGGAAAAACAGAACTGGAAGCGTACAGAAATCTGATTCAAATTCTCGGATTAACATATCCGCAGAAAGAAAAAGGGGCTGAATAAACAGCCCCGACACAACAACGGCGGGCGGAAATATTCGCCCGCTACAACAAAAGTATATCATGGAAAGGTAGAGAAAGCAAAATGAATAATGTAGTAGAAAAGGCATATAAAATAAATGAACATGAAAAGGATTTCAATATCGACATTCCGGATGTGAAAATTGGGGATGTTGTAAAACTGGATGACATTTGGGACGGAGAGGGGGAAACACCTGTAAAACAATATAGCTATCTTGTTAGCAATTGCGGAGAAGATGGCGATGGTAATTATCCTGTCTGGATAAATTACGTCTGGGAAACTGTAGATAAAGACAGAATAAAAATAATAGATATTCAACTTATATAA